CCTCCACCTCCACCATCAAGCTGCTTCTGCCGCGACTTCCGTGGTCGTTGCTTGCCTCTAAGTAGTTGCGTTATTTAATTACCTTACCTAACTATGATAGGATATAAACATGGACGATAGACTGCCGATGGGCACAGAACTACACGAAGCAACCCATAAGTTTGCTTTTATTGCAGAGGGTGACGTTTTTGGTGTTATCTCTTTAGATGAAAAAAACATACAGGACGTAAATGACGTAGAAAAACGTTGTATAGCTGGACTTTCGTCTGACCCAAAGGTCATACCAATTCCATTAGATAGCCCAGTGCTACCTGGATGGACATGGGATGGCTCAAACTTTGTTGCACCTACTGAGGGGCAATAATGTCAGAAGAAAGAACATCCGCTTGGAAGCAGTGGAAAAAAAACCTTGGAGAGTCACGTCCCTGGCATCTTATTGACCCCGCTCAAAGAACTACAAATGATATAGCAGCTTCTAGATATGACCTTTGTAAAGGGTGCGAGCACTTTATAAGCGCCACAACACAGTGCACAAAATGTGGATGCATAATGAAGGCTAAAACACTACTTAAGAATGCGGAGTGTCCGATAGGAAAATGGGGACAAGACCTGACACCATCTATGTAACTATTGCTTGTTACAGAGACCCTGTTATACAGTCAACTATTGACGACCTATTTTGTAAAGCTGACAACCCTAGTAAAATAACAGTTGGTGTTTTTCTGCAACAAAAAGCCGACGAGAACCTCATAACCAATACCTATGGAAATAGGGTTAGGGTAGACGTTCAAGAGCCTGGGCAAATATTTAGCGTATGTCAGTGTAGAAATAGGGCTATGTGCCCGCTATACGATGAAGAATACGTCTTACAAATAGACTCACATACTCGGTTTGACCAGGGGTGGGATACAAAACTTTTAGACTTGCATAAGTCAATAAATAATGAAAAAGCTTTAATAAGCGTATATTTACCTGAGTGGTACTACATGGAAAACCACACAGAGGCATTTATAAGAAGATATAAAACGTTTGCTCGTTTTGTGTTTAACACTGGTGACAGTGAAAAAACGTTTTATCAACACCATGAGCTAGTGCCTATGCCTACCAATGCTCTAGATGCAAAAGAACAAGAGCTAGAGCTGGGTTGGTACCTTTGTGGGCATTTTATATTTGGAAAACGCGATTTTTTTACAAAAATTCTGCAACCTGAATGGGTTGGGTTTTGGGGAGAAGAGATAATAAATAGCCTTAGAGCTTACACTGCTGGTTGGGATGTTTATAACCCAGCTGACCCGCCCCTGTACCATATGAATGAGTCTAGGTCTATTGACTTTAGTAGACCAAAACTGTGGATTGACTATCCCCAAGAGCATAACGATAGAAGAGCGCCAACAACTGACAGAATCATAAATATTATGAAAAATAACACTATTGGTCCAGACGCCCTGTTCGATGTGAGACCTTTATCAGATTTATACAAAATAGTGGGATGTGATTTAGGGGAGCTGTTTTACGGCTGGTACACTAATAAAAATGGAAATTGAATTTTATCACCTGTTCGCTAAAGGTCAAAGGTTGCCCATAGAGCAGAGCCCTGTAGATAGGGAGTGGATGAACACCTTAATGGACTCCTACGCCTACAGGTGTTTGCCTATGACCTATGCAGCACGCCACGGGTGGTGTGTGAGACTTCCTCATGACGTAGAGGTTGTATGGGACGGCAGCCCAAGTCCTCAAGGCACAACCATAATCTGTGGAAAAGACTCTTTTGTTGATAACGGAACTGGTAACGGGGTTGTTACTTTCCATTTAAATGCCATCCCTAGAACCTCTCCAGAATGGAATCTTTGGTTTATGGGAGGGCCTAACCTGGTAATACCAGGCGCCACTCCGTTATCAGGAATTGTTGAGAGTGATTGGATATACATGTCGCCAACCATGAACTGGAAAATTACTGAGGTTAATAAGATTGTTACCTTTAAAAAGGGCGACCCAGTTTTATTTTTTATACCTATACATAAAACTCAACTAGAAGAGTTTAAGCTAGTACACAAGGGAATTGATGACGACCCTGAAATCAATCGTCATTACAGAGAGTTTTCGGCATACAGGGCGAACATTGACTCCCAGGGCGGTAGCTCATTTACTAGGGACTATATAAAAGGGGTAAGGTACGACAAGACCAAGCCTGACTGGCCTCATAACCATAAGACCAAATTAAATCTTCACGCACCTGATGTTAATGAGTAGAGGCTGACAGTTACCTCGTTCTCTTAGACAATAGTAGTCAGCGCCCCCGATATCAGGCGTCACTACCACTCTAGAGAATAGGTAAAAATGTCAAGTTATAACTCACCACTACCAGTGGGTTCAGACCTAGCGACTGGCGCTTACGCCATTGCTGTCGGTAACACCCCAGCTGGAACTAACAACGTCGGTAACTCTACCGACTCAGAAGGAAACGTTCGAGTAGATTTTGTATGGGGTAACCACCCTATGCAGCCAAATGACGTTCGCACAGACGGAACACCCGTTGCGACCGTAGCAGCAAACGCATCTCAGAACTACAACTGGAACGGGTACTCAGAGTACCCAAGCGCACGTCTAAATAACCTAGCCACTTCAAATCACTCAGCAGCAGAGGCTGAATGGAACGATTACCCATCATTCCTACCAGGCGTAGGTAATTACATGATTACAGCAGCTTCAGGTAACGGCACAACTGTTACATACACATCACAGAACAAGCTTGCAGCTGGAGATACTGTAAACATTACAGGTCTTACAGCTTCAGCTTACAACCTGTCTTCAGCAACAGTTGCTTCAGCAGACGCACTAAAGTTCACAGTAACTAACGCAGCTAACGCTGGTGAAATTACAGGACAGTGGTACGGCAAGGTACAGGCAACAAACGCTCTTACAGCATATGATGGCGCTGGAATTGGCTTCATCGTAGTACCTTCAGTACTTGGTGATACAACAGCCCTAGCTCTTGATGAGCTTAAGGATGCTGGTTACGAAGCAGCTAATATCACTACAGCAGCTGGCGCAACTAACACTGCTACACAGGTAACACAGGTTAACGCTACAAGCACAACCTCAGCAACCCTTACTATCGCAGGTGGAACAACTTCATGGCCTGTTGGTACTAAGGTCACCATCACAGCAGGTACAGGTATCCCAACAGCACTTGTTGGTACTTTCTCTGTAACTGGTGGAAGTGGAAGCACAATCATTGTTTCAGGTACAGGATTTACTGTTGCCAACTCAGGTGCTATTACACCTGGCACAGTTCTAAAGGGTACAGCTGGAACAATCAGAACACAGTCAGTTGCAGCAGCAACAGCAAATGTTCTTTCAACAGCAACAATTACAATCACACCTTGGGCTGCATAATAAACTCCCAAGCAAAAAGCCCCCAGCCATTGGCTGGGGGCTTTTTTATTTAAAGGGTTATTAGTTAGGGAACGCCTTTAGGTGTTCCTCGTATCTTTTTCCATTTGTCTGGCCTGGGTACACTTTCCAGGAGGACCAGTCTTTTCCACCGTTAGTCATGTAGAAGGTTATTTCTGCATTAACCACAGGGTCAAAGAGTTCCTTATTTGTTTTGAGGTCAAATTTCTCCCGTCTATCTTCTCCGAGACTTCCCAGCATATTAATCTGGAACATCCCGTAGGAGTTGTCACCTGTGGAAACATCTCCGTTATGGGCTAAGGGGCGACCGTTAGACTCTTTCTTAGCAACCGCGTAGGCGACCTTGAGAGCTTTTCCCTCAAAACCAACCGCGCTAAGCAGGTCAACTAAGTCTGTATCTGACAGTTCTTTTGCTCCTCTGTACTTATCAAGTGGGTCCACAGCATTTACTTGTACTGTTACAGGCGTCTCCTCCACGGCATTTGCGTTAGCAATTGCGTGCGGTAGACCCCCTATCAACAAGGTGTACATTGCAAATACAGCCACTTTATCCATTGTATCTTTTCTGATATTAAGCATTTTATTGCTCCTCTCAGTAGCAAAAGGCTCCATTACTGGAGCCTTCCAAGAACTAGACTGCCACAGAGTTACGGCAAGAGTCAAGCCGAAGTAAATATATTTTGTTTAATGTGACAAAAACGTTATTTAAGTATTTACTATATGTACGTATTTCCGCATTTTTTATGCATATCGGACAACACATATCAATACTCTATATTAGAAAGAGAATGAGATATGTCATTAGTTGAATGGGCTGGAGTCCTCTCAGGATTCGCAGCTTTTGGAGCTGCTATCATCGCGGCCACATCATGGGTATTAAAGTCATACCTGAAGAACTTTGTTCACGAACTTAAGCCCAACGGCGGGGGCAGTATGAAAGATACCGTCAATCAAATCCACTCAGAGATAACTGAGCTACGTATCAGCGTCGCTAAGCTGGAAGGTCAGTTCACCCAGCACCTAGCGGAAATTGGAAGAAGCGAGTAGTATTCCAATACCCCCACTATCACAAGGGGTAAAAGGAGCAAGATGAATAAAGAACAACTAGTAGCAGCTGCAGGGTCATATATCCGCGCTGCTATCGCTTCCGTTGTAGCACTCGCTATGGCAGGTCAGACAGACCCTTCAGTACTCGCTAACGCGTTTATTGCTGGTCTTGTCGGTCCTCTAGCCAAGGCCTTAAATCCTAAAGATAAGGCATACGGAATCGGAGCTTCCAAGTAAACTAGTGGGAGGGCAGGCAACTGCCCTCCCATTATTAGGAGGACCCAATGGCAAAAGTAAAATGCGATAACTGTGATAAAGATGCTCTATATACACACGCAGACCCTGGAGTAAACCCAGTTAATTACTGTGCACCTTGTTTACCAAACTGGTTACAAGCACGTGCTGATAGCGGTCACTTCCCGCTTGTAGAATTTATTGAAGAGAAGCCATCTAAAAAGAAGGCTACAAAAGAAGAAGAGCCTGTAGAGGAACCTAAGGCCGAGTAATGTTTGATGAGCCAATCTTCGCAGTACGCGTAGATAGACGACAGGCCGTTCAAACCCACCCCGTTCCTAAAAAGGTGACTGCCCCTAGAGGTCCGTTTCCTGACGAGATGTTCGCTGAACCTGAGATTGTTAGCGCGTATGAGCATGTAGAGTTCGAACCTGGCGCTACTGCACAAAACAACTTTAAACCAGAGAAGCACCTTCGCTGTGCCCGTTGTTTGGTGAGAGTAAGAGAGTCTGAAACCGAGGACCATATCTGTGGCTAAAAACAAAAAGGGTCGTTACTTTGAAGACCAAGAAGAGCGGTTTAATAGAATCCTAAACCTTGCTCAAGGTATGGCCGATAAGATTGGTGTCGAAACCCCTGTAGACCAGCGCTTCCAAGTTGCTGTTCCATCAGAGGGGTTTAAGCAGCTAGCTGCTAACACTACAAACCCAATACGACCAAGAGCAAAGGCAATTGCTTACGATTTTGATAAGCGCTCTTTATATGTTGTATTTAGGGATGGCGCGTGGTGGGAGTACGAGAACTGCCCAGTTTCGCACTTTGAAAACTTAAAGAACACCGACTCTACTGGAAAGTACCTAGCATCAAGTGGGTTAGACCGATGGCCGCAGATGGGGCCAGCAGACCCACTAGAGATGACAGAAGAGCAAAGAACAAGATTTGAGTACGCGGCTGAGTCTTCTGCTAGACTTCAGCAAACCTTAATATTAGAAGAAGGCTTAGACGAGAGACGGCAACAAGGCGACTAATGCAAACTATCGGACCACTATACGGCGGAACACTTCGGTACTGGCATAAAAAACTATTGCCTGTGGTAGAGGTTGGCTCTACCCAAGAAACTGATTACCCATTTAGAAAAGGTAAGTGTCTAGTCTTTAGGCTGCCTTTTACTGAGCCTGGTTACTACGTTGGCCTTTTTTATAAAAGACCTGTAATATCCCCTGATGACGATGAAGCTATCGATAAGATAGTCTTAGACGCTATGAAGGGTAGAAAAGCTTGGGTACCAGAGGACGGTAAATATGATGAGTTTTTTTAAAAAGGAACCTTGGGATAAGCCCTTTCCAGAAAAGCTGGCAAA